GAATAGGACCTGAAGCATCTACAAATGGTAGGTTAAGTTCAACGCTAATTTCACGAACATTTAAACCAACGCAATTTCAAGATGTAAAAACTGAAAGCTATCAAAAGTCATTTGCTACTGGTATATCTAAAACATCAACCACCGAACAAAACAAATATGATGGATTTGGTAACTACTTTGAACAGCAAAATGGCATCCATAAATTAAAATTGTATGAGGGTGATTCTATAATTGAAAGTAGATTTGGGCAATCAATTAGATTTAGTGGGTATAATAATTCTAATAATGATTTTTCCCCAACACTAATCATACGAAATTCGGAAAATGTTGAGTCCAGAAACAATCCACTAAATGTTACTACTGAAGAGGATATAAACAAAGATGGTAGTTCAGTTGTATTATCATCAAATACATTCACACTTCCATTTATACCTGGTATTGTATCTGATAGAGGTAGAAGTGATTTTGAAACAAAGCCAAACTCATTCAAAGATTATCCACAAAGATTAACAGGGGACCAAATTCTTATCAATTCGGGTAGAGTTATCCTTTCAGCAAAAAACGCTGAAATGATTTTCTATTCAAAGAAAAATTATGGGTTTATCTCTGATGGTGGATTATCAATTGATAATAAGTTGGGGTTGACTATTAATTTAGGTGATGTTACCAATATCACAACCAATGATAGAGATATAAACATCAACACTGGAAATGGTAAAATAAATTTAGGAAATCAAAATTTAGAATCATTAGTAAGGGGTGAATCATTAGTTAGAATACTTAACGAACTAATTGATGCACTTACTCAACAAGTTTACCTAACACCATCGGGTCCAACATCACCCGGTCCAACTAATGTTGCAACTCTACAATCAATCAAATCAAGACTCAACTCTATATTGAGCAATTTGAATAAAACATCATAAAATGAGTTGGAGTGTTTTTAAGGCAAGTATCCTAACATATGCTTCAAATCCACAATTAATAGATGATTCGGATACTATAGCGGAGATTTATGCTAGAGAATATGATTCTGCTGTAAAAAGAGGAACTGATTTTTTAAATCAGACATCTATCCAAAGGGGGAATTATTCGGCAATGGAATCATTGTTTAAGTTAGCATTTAAAGGTGGAACTCTATCAACAGGCCCTTATGATTTAATTGGGGCATTGGGTAGGGGTGTGGTTCTTTATTGGACTGGGGCAACAATGAATCAATTCCCAATACCGTTAATACCTGCTCCGGGTTCAATTCAAAATATATCGGTAATAACAAATACAGTTGTTAACCCAGGAGTTTGGCCAGTATTACCACCAACCCCACCAAACAATACTCCAACTTTGTTTATTGATTCATTCATTTTAGCAGCAACAACCCATCTCTCTACAATAAGTGGAATCATAAACACAACATCCTTATATCCATCAGTTCCGAGTCCAATTCCAGCTCCCGGTGTAATACCTTGGACTGGGTATAGTGTGGTTGGATAGTAATCCCCAAAAAAATGGGGGGTAGATATTTATATAGAGAACTAAAAAGGAACATAATGAATACTGATAAACTTTTAAAAGCTATCCAAATCCTTATTAAAGAAGAATTAAAGGAATCCCTTCCAAAGTTGGTTAAAGAAGCCGTAAGAGTTGAAACTGCTAAATTGTTAAAAGAAAACAAAGATTTAAAAAGGCAGTTGGTAAAAGCTCAATCACAACCAACCTTTATGGATAGTGAACATTTAATTGAGAATACAACTCAACAACAAAGACAATTTACTAAAAATCCTGTTTTAAATGATATCTTAAATCAAACTACTCCACTTTCCAAAACTCCAACTAATGAGAGTGTATTGGATAGAACTATGACATTTACAACTCAGAATGTTCCAATGGGTGGGGGTATGAAACCTGATTTAAGAGCTCAAATGGCAGCTCAGATGGGTTATGGTGATTTTTCTATGGGTGCTCAGCAAGGAGGTTTGGGAGTTCAAACTGGAAACGAAGCATTGGATAAAGCACTTAATAGAGATTATTCGGAACTTGTAAAAAGGTTTAAGAAGTAATGGAAATATTGATAATGGTTGGTGTTGTAGCTATAATAGGGGGTTCACTTCTATATGTTGCATATAGAGAAACATCTAATAAGTAAATAAGATATGGCAATTGTGTTGGGTTCAAAACCTGTTAGAGATACTAAAAAGTTTGATAGCTATGCATATGGTATCACTTTACCTATACAAATTGGAAACACCGCATTTGAACAAGCCTTTACTGTTGAACAACAAATAAAATCAAACATTAAAAATCTATTATTAACAAAAAAATTTGAAAGGATAATGAATCCAGAGTTTGGTAGTGGTTTGCACGAATTATTGTTTAATCAAAACGATGGTGTTTTGGTTGAGGATTTGGAGGGGACTATACGAGAATCTGTGGAAAAATGGTTACCATATGTTATAATATCAAACATTGATATACAATCAACCAATTCTATGAAAGATACCTACCAAATTAGTGCAAGAATTGATTTTAGATTACGAAATGACCCGAATGTATTAGCAGTAACAATAACATTATAAAAAATGGCTCAGATAAATAAAAACTTTAAAAATAAGGGAAAGGATATAAAATACCTTAATAAAGATTTTGCTGCTTTTAGAAATCGTCTTATTGAGTTTGCTAAAACATACTATCCAAAAACATATAGTGATTTTAGTGATGCATCTCCTGGTATGATGTTTATGGAAATGGCATCATACATTGGTGATTCTTTATCATATTATATTGATGATACTTTAAAAGAATCTTTACTATATTATGCCGAAGATGAAGGTAATGTTTATTCATTAGCTCAAATGTTGGGATATAAACCAAAGCTAGCAGTACCTGCGGTAACAACACTTTCGGTATATCAGTTAGTACCATCAATCGGAGCAGCAACATTAAACAAACCAGATTCTACTTATTATTTAAAAATTAAAGAAGGTATGCAAGTATCTTCAAATAGAAATTCTGATGTTATTTTTAGAACAACCGAACCATTGGATTTTTCAGATTCTCAAAATAGAGAAATAAATGTATATTCAAGAGATACCACAACAGGGGACCCTAATTTTTATTTGGTTAAAAAGATAGTTCCTGCTATAGCTGCTGATATTGGTACTGAAACATTTGAGTTTGGTAATTACTTACCATATGCAACTATTGATTTATTTCAATCAAATATTGTAAGTATTTATGATGTAAGAGATTCAAATGGAAACAAATATTATGAAGTTCCATATTTGGCTCAAGAAATGGTATATGTAGATTTTCCGAATACTGAAGAAAACGATTCGGAACTATATCAATTTAAAGATACAGTTCCATATCTTTTAAAACTTTTAAAAACACCACGTAGGTTTACCACATACATCAATCCAAACTCAACAACACGTATTCAGTTTGGAGCAGCGGATGCCTCATCCAATGATGAACTTTTAATTCCAACTCTTAAAAATGTTGGACTTGGATTACCAAACTCAATTGATAGATTGGGAGCAACATATGACCCGACTAACTTTTTAAAAACAAAATCATACGGAGTATCACCGGCAAATACAACCATTACAGTAAAGTATTTAACTGGTGGTGGTATTTCAACAAATACTGCTAAAAATACTTTAACAAATATAGTTTCAATTGAATTTGAAAATGATACCACAAATCTAACACCAGTACAAACATCAATTTTATTAAGAGCACAGGATTCTGTGGCAGTTGATAATGAAGTTCCTGGTGTTGGTGGTAGGGAAGCGGAATCGTTGGAAGAAGTTAGGGAAAATGCATTAGCAACATTTGGTTCTCAAAATAGAGCAGTAACCTCCAAAGATTATCAAGTTAGAGCTATGGCGATGCCACCAAAGTTTGGAGCAGTTGCAAAAGCTTATGCAACTTCCGATGGAACTTTAGAAAACAACTCACCTGAATCAATTCTAGCATCACCAAATACATTAGATGAATTTACAAATTTGGTAATGGATTTCATTAACCTACCAGATAATCAAGAACCAAACGAACAAACTGTTCAGGAAAGAATTAAAGAATTTTTAACTGGAAAAACTTCAAATAAAAACGAATTAAATAATCCATTTGCTATAAACCTTTATTTGTTGGGATATGATGAAAATGGTAAACTATCTCCATTGAACCGAGCAGTTAAAGAAAATTTGAAAAGATACCTAAACGAATACCGAATCCTTACAGATGGGATTAATATTAGTGATGGATTTGTAATAAACTTTGGAATTGATTTTGAAATTGTTTGTTATTCAAACTACAATAAAACTGAAGTTGTAACCCGTTGTATAACTGATTTAACAGATTACTTCAATACTGATAATTGGCAGTTTAATCAAACCATAAACCTAAGTGAAATTGAATTGTTACTTGCAAATGTTGATGGTGTAGCATCGGTATCATATTTAGATGTTTACAATAAGTGTGGCGGTATTTACGCTCCAAACTCATATGATATGAAAGGGGCAATGAAAAATAAAATCATCTACCCATCATTAGACCCATCGGTTTTTGAATTAAAGTTTCCAACTGCGGATATTAAAGGAAAGGCTAAGTAATGTATTATTTTTTAACAGCATCAAAAGACGCATCAATCTACTTACAACAACCCAACCAAAATACTGGGTTGGATGAGATATTAGAAGTAAGTAAGGTTTACTATGGTAACATCAAAGATGTTGCTAAATCCCTCATTAAGTTTGAAGTTGGATATCTATCGGCATCTTTAGTTGATACCTCAATATCTATGAGTGAGGCAACTTTGGTATTGAGAGAAACCGAAAGTAATGAGATTCCATTAGAATATACTCTTTATATAAATGCAGTTTCTGGTGCTTGGGAAATGGGAGCTGGAACCCGATTTGATAATATATCAACCGCTGGTGTAACTTGGAATTATAGAGAAGGTGATTCTCAATTAGAATGGTTGGAAAATAACTTTTTAGAGGCAACTACCTCATCATTTGCTAGTGGTGTTGGTGGTGTTTGGTGGGTAAATTTACAATCTACTAAAAACTACAATTATGAATCTGCAGATTTGTTGGTTGATGTAAAATCAATACTACAAACTTGGCTAACGGGCTCAATTCCAAATGATGGCTTTGTTATTAGATTTGGAACCGATGAAGAATTGGATACCCAAGACTATGGGCAACTTAAATTCTTTTCAAAAGAAACTAACACAATCTTCCAGCCTAAAATTAGAATTGGATGGGATGACCAATCTTATATTACATCATCACTTTCAGCATTAGAAACTGAAGAGATGGTAGTTGTTCCAAAAGTTGCGAAAGAATATAAAGTAAATACAATTCAAAAGATTAAAATTAGTGCAAGAGAAAGATATCCAC